AAAATCATCGTCTGCCACACCACTTGTAAACTTAGGCACATTGTTATTTGATATACCTGTGGATAAAGTTGCTGTTGCAGTTATTGCAGTGCCATTTAATGTAATAGCATCTGCCTCTAATGTACCGTCAAAGTCACCATCTACGGCATCTATATTACCTTTAAATATTGTAGCAGACACTGTACCTGTGCTTGGATTATATGAAAAATTACCATCAGATTCTAAACCAACATTTCCAGTAGCAGAAGCATCTTCTATGAAAGTTATTAAATTTTCTTCATTTGTACTCTCATTATCTGCAACAGATATATGGGCTGCATTAGTCGCATTTGTTACTGTAACACCTGCTATAACTGTATTTAAGGCAGTACCATTAACTGTAACTGCATCAGCTTCAAGTGTACCATCTATATCAGCATCTCCAGATATATCCAGGCTACTTGCTTCTATTTCTCCACTTGCTTTGAATACTACATTATCGGCAGCACTTACACGGAAAGTAATTTCGTTATCTGTCCCAAATTTAATTTGATTATCTGCATCTCTACCTAAAACTAAACTTGTATTCAAGGCAGAAGTAAGTCCTGTTTGAGCGGCATCTAAACTAACTGCACCACTTGATACGGCAAAAAAAGTATCATTGAAAGAGGCTATACCTTTATTAGATGTAGTAGCATCCTCACCTGCGATGGTAATTGTGTTACTAGAAGCAGATGTATCTATACCCTCACCACCTGCAATAGTTAAAGCCTCACTATCTAAATCGATAGCTATAGTACCACTATCTGTAGTGGCATCTAAATCTTGTGCTGTTACTTGAGAATCTACATAAGCTTTTATTGATTGTTGAGAGGCAATAGCCGTAGCACTGTTTGATGCCATGTTGTCTTCATCAACAAAACTTTTACCATCTAACAAATTTAATTCAGCGGCAGTTGAAGTTATAGCCGTGCTGGCTAAAGTAAGTTGCCCATCTGGAACAATCAATCCAGCGGCACCACTTAGAATTAAATCATCAGCAGACGTATCCCAAAGCATGAAAGCAGAAGCCGTATCTCCAAATAATTTAACGTCATAACCTTGATCATTAACACCAACAGTTACAGTGTTGTCAATTTGTACCGCACCATCAATATCTACGGCATCTAAGTTAGTTGTTCCATCTACATCTAAATCACCGTTAAAATCTGCGTTACCGGCTAGAGTTAAAGTAGTAGCCATGTCTACGGCACCGTCAATATCTACAACGTCTAAGTTTGCAGTTCCGTCAATATCTATATCACCAGATATGTCTAAAGAAGTGCCTGTTAATACACCTGTAACACCTAATGTTCCTCCAAAAGTTCCGTCACCAGTTACAGTTAAAGATCCTCCAACCGAAGCACTATTAGTAATAGGCATATTACCAGTAGCATCAAGAAAAACAGCTTTTTCGGCTGGTTGTGTGCAGAATATAGTTCTTGTTCCATTCGCCCAGCTAACTGCTGCATCACTATTACTAGACTGCAATACAGTTGTTCTAGCTAATGTTGTTCCTGATAACGTATATGTTCCAAGACCTATTTCAAAGTCAACACCATCAGTACAACAATAATAAGTTGTATTAGAATTACCTATTACGGAAAATGCTTCAAAACCATTCTCTGCACCGGCTAAAACATAAGTGCTTGTTCCCGTTGTGGTTGTAGTTTCTTTAATTCTATCTGCTAAAACTAATGCCATTTGTTAAGTCCTTGGTCTTGAAGGTAAGCCCCTTCTATAGGCATCGTGATTTTCTCTTGCTTCTCCAAGATCCTTCAACCTAGATAGTCCATCCATAAATCGTTTCTCATAAATAGAGATAACATCTTGTTCCCCCTTCATAAAAGTATACGCTTCAAACAAGGCTCCGTAAAGAAGTACATTTGGTGCGTTAGCACTTATCCAAGTTGTAGCAGAACCAGAATCTACTAGGCTTGTCGGTCTATAAAAATAATGTAACTCAACTGTATAAGCTGAGTTAGGTGTAGGTGCTAATAAAAAGTGATCCACACTAAAGACAGCATAGTATCTTGGTACACCTGTGGTTGAAGCATTTGGTGTATACTCTCTTAAAAAGTTTACATCTTTTTGTAATAAGAAATTTTCAGAACCACTAGTTGTTATCTGTAAAGAAAACACAGCTAGTAAATCTTCTGGAACAGATAAAAACTGATCAGAAGCAGTCATTGCTGAAGTAACATTCTTTCTAAAATATTCTAAATCGATAGACTCAAATATTCTATCCTCGGCTGCTTTGATAAAATTAGGAAGATTAGTTACAAAAGTAGATTCTGTGTTATCTGTATAATCTTGAATAGCTGTCTTTAATGTTGCGAATGTAAAACTCATTTATGTCCCCAATGTAACTGGGCCAACCGTGGATATTCCACCACCACCTGTTGTATTGCCTACTGTTGCTGTTCCACTACTAACTGTAAATTTATACTTATTATCATTAATCTTAGTTATAGTGTATCCTTCAGATTTTTCAAGTATTGTACTTGTAATTCCATCGAAGCTAGAAACTGATCTAAATCTTACAATATCATCTGATGATCTACCATGAAGAGGTTCAAGAACTGTTATAATAGAAGTGTTTATGGCTCCAGTGGAAAAAACATTTAATCCTAGAAGATTCTCTACGGTCACTTCTGTTCTGCTTGTAACTCGTGGTTGGTACAAGGCTGTCGGATCAGGTCCTGGCTGACTAGGTTTTAATTGTGGATGTTTTTCTTCATACTCATCAGGACCAACTTTCAAACCATTCCATTCGGTTTTCATTTCTCGCAAACGATAACGAAATCCAGAACGATCTGAAAACCCCCATGCTTTTTTTCCTGTTGCGTATCTTGCCATATCAGTAACTATAGTAAGTCATGCTAGGTGTTAATTTTAAAGGAGTGCTATTAGCATCCTCGGCTGCTGCTCGTTGAAACTCTTCTTCATAAACGGCTTTTAATAGTTGCACTCTCTCTGGTGCTTTCTTCATTGCTAAATAATAAGCAAGACCAGCCACCATACAAGGAAGAAATCTGAATGGTGTGTCTGCATTATTTATTAAAGAGTCTGCATCTTCAATACGTCTTACATAATAATAAACCAAAGTATAAGAAGCATTAGGTGTCGCCCACAAAGTAATAGTAGGAATAACTTGTCTATCAAAAAAATATTGACTAGGTTGACCAGTCGTTCCTTTGTTCGGAATAGTAAGATATTCACCTCGGCTCATTTGACTTAAAGTAAAATCCACATTACTGCTGTTTCTTAAAACAACTTCTAGCAAGTCCACATAAGTAGCATCTAATGTGTAAGTGGCTGTACCAGAAGTTATAGCTTTAGTTTCTTGTTTGACAGTCCACATATTAAGACCACGATTTGCCCAATCAGCGAACATAAGATTCAGAGAACGTCTAGCTGTCTTTGCGTCATAACCAGTACGCATTTCCAAGCCACAACGCTCATAAGCCTCTTCTATTATTTCACCGACATCTAAGTCGAAATCTCTTGAACCCGAAGTTGTCATTTATGTTGTTGCTTTCTTAGCCTTAGATTTTTTAGCAGAAGAAACAATTTTAGAAAAATCAATTTTTTTCTTTTTCTTCACTACTTTTTTACCATCTCTTCTAGTTAGTCTTCTTTCTTTATTTAAAAAGTCTCGTAAAGACAAGCCAGATGCGTCTAATTCTTTTTTTGAAACAATTCGAGGTTTCTTTACATCTTTCTTTACTTTTTTTATTGTTTTACTAGCTTTTCTTGTGCCAGAACCTAAGTCCATATCTTTTTTAAGATTAGTTGTCTTTTTAGAAACTCTTGTACCAGAGCCTAAATCCATATCTTTTTGTAGATTGCTTGGTTTAGCTTTTCTTGTGCCAGTTCCTAAGTCCATATCTTTTTTTTGATTAGTTGTTTTTTTAGAAACTCGTGTTCCAGACCCTAAATCCATGTTTATTTGTGTCTTGCTAGGTTTGGCGTTTCTTCTTCCAGACCCTAAATCCATATCTTTTTGTGTCTTGCTAGGTTTGGCGTTTCTTCTTCCAGACCCTAAATCCATGTTTATTCTTGATTTACTTCTTTTATCTATTCCTGGCATTATTTTTTCCTTTTCTTTCTTAGTGATGCTACTCTTCTAGGCTTACCCGAAGGTTGACCCAACTTATTCTTCTGATTTATCCTACTACGTTTCTCCGCAGTTGTCATCTCCGCAGAAGTTTTCGGAGTTTTCTTAGAAATCTTCTTAGTTGGGCGACAATAAGGCACACCTCTTTTTTCACCTTTTTTACGACCACACGCTTTACCAGTTTTAACATCTTTCCAATCTTCCTTAAACCATCTCTTTAAGGCTAGACCTGCTTTTGTTTTTCTAACTGCCATTATGCTTTCTTTGTTTCTTTTCTTTTACCTTCCAAAATAGCACCACAGCCTCTCGCAATTTTTGGATTATTCGTTGGTCTTTTTCTATATGCTTTGCCGTTTGATGCTTTGATAACACCTTGCTTATCTTTGACATTCTTAATAGCTTCTATAAGACCACCATCTTTTTTCTTTTTTGATTTATTACCATAATTAGCGGCACCTACCTTTCGGCATTTTGCAATAGCTCCTCCAGCATAAGCACTTGGAAAAACTTTAAATTTTGCTTTTACTTTTCGATAACATGCGTCTTTTGGCATTTCTTAACTCCTCAAATCCACTGACCCTATAACATTTACAAGACCATTTTTTCTTTCCACAATCTAGACAATACTTAACAGGACTTCCTCTGAATATTTTTTGTTTTTCGTTTTTTTGTTTTTCGTTTTTTTCTACTTCCACTTGAAACGGACTTTGAAATCTGTTTGCTCATCGAGCTTCTCGACATAACCATCTTGTTTACTCCTAACAAAATTTTCCCATAAAGGTTTTATCATTTTGTGATTCTCAGAAACTTTCATCTCTGTAATTGCTGTTCTTTTATCAACCTCAATGAGAGTGCTTACTATCCAAACAATAGAACCTGCTGCAAGAATTACAGAAAGACCATTTATGAAATCTCTTGTATTTAACACTTCCATCTCCTCCTTGCTTGTCTTAAACGGCTATTAGGATTCTTTGCAGCTTTAGGAAATTTTTTCATTTGACCGGCTGATCGTGCACAATATGACTTACGCCTTTTCGCAGACTTGCTACCAGCTTTAACTTTACCAGTAACAGCTGTTTTAAGTTTACTTCCAGGGTTGTCCCTACGATATTTAGCAACACCCTTCGCAGTCATTCCAGCACCAGATTTGGTAGGACGTTTTTGCCCACCACCTATGGTGTGTCCCTTCATAGTGCCTTTTTTCTTTTTCTCAGCCATTTCTACTCCTATGCGAAGAAAAATGTCATCATATCTATTGTACCAACAGTGTATCTAATACTAAGACCACTTTCAAATAAAATACCATTTTGAGGTATTGTTCTATCAAGTGTTGTATTATCAGTGCCTATT